CGACTGGGCCAAGCGTATGGACCCCGGTGGGGCGAATGGTCCAGTCGCCACCGTCGCCGAGCTGCTGGCGCAGTCGAATGAGATCCTCGATGACATGATGTGGAAGGAAGGCAACCTCCCGGTGGGTGAGCGCGTCACCGTCCGGACAGGGTACCCGACGCCGACGTGGCGCCTGCTCAACCAGGGTGTCGCGAATCAGAAGAGCACCACAGCGCAGCTGGACGAGCAGTGCGGCATGCTCGAGACCCGCGGACAGATTGATCTCGACCTTGCCATGCTCAACGGCAATACGCCGCAGTTCCGCCTCTCCGAGGCGGTGGCGTTCATCGAGGCGATGAACCAGCAGTTTGCCGACACGCTGATCTACGGGAACGCCGGTGTCAATCCCGAGCGGTTTAGTGGGCTCGCCGTCCGCTACAACGACTCCACCGCGAAGAACGGCCAGAACATCATTAAGGCCGGCGGCTCGGGGTCGGTCAACGCCTCGATCTGGCTCGTCACGTGGGGGCAGAATACCTGCTACGGCATCTTCCCCAAGGGCTCGACCGCCGGACTGATTCACGACGATCTCGGCGTGGGCGACGCGTTCGACGCGCAGAACAATCGATTCCGCGCCTATCTCGATCGGTACCAGTGGAAGGGTGGCATCGCACTCAAGGATTGGCGCTACGTCGTCCGCATCTGCAACATCGACATGACCGCGCTTAGGGCCGACTCCGCGGGCGCGACGGTCAAGCTGATCGAGTACATGGCGAAGGCCATCGATCGCCTGCCCTACGCCAACATGGGCAAGCTGGTGTTCTACTGCAACCGCACCGTCAAGTCGATGCTGCGCTTGCAGGCCATGAACAAGTCGATCGCACAGCTCGGCATCGAGCCGGCGATCAACCAGTTCGGCAAGCAGATCTATCAGCTCACCTTCCTCGGTGTGCCGGTCCGCACGCTCGACCGCCTGGTCGAGACCGAAGCGACCGTGTCGTAATCACTCACTCTCAGATCACCCCCTAGGAGACTTTCCGTGCAGATCATCAGACCCATCTTCGGGCTGCGAGTGAGTCCGCGCGTCGAGCAGCTGTTCCTGCTCGCAGTCGCGCTCTTTCTCGTGGTCGCCCTGCCCCACACGCCCGACACACTGGCCGTGCTCGGCCCCGTGGCCGGCGGCCTCATGGGCATGTACCTGGATGCCCAGCTGGTACTGTCCGACAATCAACTCGTGACGGCGACCATCGCGTCAACGAATGCCTTCGACTCCGGTGGGCCGACATTCGACCTGCCCGTCGGCGAGCCGCTCGGCGTGATGTTCACGCAGGACGCGGCGGCCAAGCTCTCGGCCGGCAACGAGACCTATCAGTTCCAGGTGATCCAGTCGGCGAACCCGGATCTCTCGGTGCCCGATATCCTGCTCCAGACCGATACGGGTCTCGTGGGGCGAGCGCTCCTCGTCAAGGGCTTTCGGTTCTACCTGCCGTTGCCGTCGCAGCTCAAGACGAAGCAGTACTTGGGTGTGCGGTACGTGCTCGGCGGTACGGCGCCGAGTATGCTCGTGAGCGCCGACCTTCGGCCGATGTCGTTCTTGCAGAACGAGAAGGTGTACGCCGCGAACTTCACAATCACGTCGTAAGTGCGCCCCTCTCGCTGAGGGCAACCGGAGCAGGACGCTCCGGTTGGAAAGCGCCGGCTCGGTCCCAAGCCCGAGCCATTCACCCGGAGGAGCCGCATGGACTCGACCGAGCACGATTTCGAGCACACCCCCGAGCGCCGCGCGTCCGATCAGGATGCGGCGATCGAGCGCGCGTTCGAAGCAGCCACGTTGCCCGACCACGATCGACGCACGCCACTTGACGAGGATCCTATGGACACCTTACGCCAGATCCGCCAGATCCAGGAACGCGAAGCCGCCGCTGAGGCTACCGCCGCTGCGACAGGCACAGGCGCGGCCGCGCCGTCGGTCAACGCACCGTCGATTCGCGAAGTCACCCTGCTCGCCAAGCAACGTGGCTGGGACGGCATCGAGATGATCGAGGTCGGCCAGACATTCACGATGCGCCTCGCCGCGGGGCAGCCCATTCCATCGTGGGCTGAGCTCGTCAAGGAAGGGTACCCCGAGTAGCAATCCACATCCACGTATCCCCAAAGGGCCGAGGACACCATGGCATCACCGAGAGAAGAGACCACGCTCGCCGGCGCGGGACTGAAGGCAAAGTCCAGCTTCGAAGCTGCGCTCGAGTCGACGCGTCGGCTTGAAGACCGTCAGCGAAAGAGCGGGAAGACCACGCGCGTCAAGGTCGTCGCCGTCGAGCGCGGCTATGACAACGTCCGACTGCGCGCGCCGGGCGAGCGGTTCCAGGTCAACACCGCCCCAGACGACCCACTCCCGGCGTGGGTGGTGCCCGAGACGGAGTGGACCGCGCGCTTTGAGTCGCTCCTCCCGGAGGACTACGAGGGTGATCCACTGAAGGATGAGATTCTGATCGAAGAGTGTGCGGCCTCGCTCTGGCGTGAGCGGCAGGAAGCTGCCGACAAGCAGTACGCGATCGACCGGGCCAAGCTCGCGATGACCAGCACAACGGCTGACGCGAGGCGCTGAGGCCCTCATATCACTCATCGGCGTGGCAGCCTAATCTCGCTCTATGCCCGCGACGAAACTCGCCATCCGCACGCAGCCCTTTGGGGCGGCGTCGGGGATCGCATTTGATTTCCAACCCTGGATAGAGGCCGTTGATGCCGCGGGCCATCCTGACGGGAGTTATGTCGGGAATGTCACGGCGGCGATTGGGGCCGGCACGGATGTCTTAGGTGGCACATTGGTGCGCCCTATTGCTTCTGCCAACGCGACGATCTCGTCCTATGTCGTCGGGACGTATTCCACGACCCTCACGATGCTCGCGGGAGAGGGGGCGCTTTTACCTCCGACGCCATATCCCGCCGTGTGGTGGAATTCAACGGACTACCCCAACAACCCGTCCCTCGATCCCCTCGTTGAGCATGTCTGGGTGACGCAAGCGTGGCCGAACGGGAGTGATACCATCCTCGTCAGCCGAGGGAAGGATGGGACCGCCGTTAATGATCATAACATTGGCGGCAAGGTCTATAAGTTATCCTGTGCGGTCGCAAAATTTACGAACGTCAAACTCACGGGCATTGCTGGCGGGGATACCATTGTCTTTAGCTCTGGGGCCCTGACCACAGTCACCAGTCAGGCGCTGTCCCCCGTCACACCGCAATATGCGACGCGAAAAGGGTTTACCTATGCGGCTGAGTTGCCGCGAGCAACACCGTCGAAGACGCCCATCGCGACATTTACGACGACGTATTTATGTACACAGCAAACGGGTGGGGGTGTTGGGGTTGGTCTGACGGATACGATTACGGCACTCCGCGCTATTGGGAATGCAAACAATTATAAAATCCGCGTGGCTGATGGCTTAACCATTTCAGATCTGACGATTCCTCCGGCCAGTGCCGCAACAACAGGCATTCTGCAGATCGAATCACAGACGTTGCCCTGTGCGGCGGGAACGCGATGCCAGCCAAGCAATTTCACGACCCAAGCCATCTTTCAGACCACGACACCGTACCCTGCGATTCTGATCAATCCTGGTACAGGAAATCCAGGGAACGTCCGCTTAGTCGGTCTACATCTGCGCCCCTTATATCCCAATCCAGGACGGAATGATTCTATTTACGGCATTCTGCGGATTGGAGCGAATGATGGGTTTGGCTCACAAGCATCGTTAGCCGTCTCCCCGCAAAACGTCTGGGTCGAGCGATGCTATATCCACGGCGTTCCACAAGATTATTGCCGATCTGGCATTGTCGATCAGGGTCGAAATGTGGCCATTTTCGATAACTACGTGTCAGAAATCCACGAAGTTCTGTCAGATACGCAAGCCTATACAAATCAAAACGGATACGGGCCGACACTCATCCAGAATAATTACCTGGAAGGCGCGACCGAAAATTTGTTTTGGGGAGGGGCCGGGACCGATATTTATCAGCTGGTCCCGTCTGATGTGACAGTCATAAATAATCATATTGCGAAGCCATTTGGGTGGCAAAATTACCCCGGCCGTCCGCCCAATCAATGGGTGAGTAAGCATTTGCTGGAGACGAAGAGCGTTCGTCGAATGCTGATTGCAGGGAATGTTTTTAATAATCAATGGGAAGGGGATCAAGAGGGACAGGCGATGTTGCTGAATTCCCTCAACCAAGACGGCTCGACCCCGTGGGCCGGCGTTCTCGATGTCACGGTCCGCGACAATCTTGTTCGCTCCACGTGTATTTGGTGTGAAGTCGCGGCGGACGGATCAACATTCAATCCGGCGATTCCCACACAACGCGTGAGCATGTATGACAATGCGTCAGCGGATATTGCGTGGCGAAGTAGTAATGGACAGGCGCGCCTGGTAAAATGGGGCGGCCCAATGCCAGATATACAATATCGACATAATACTGCCGCCATTAGCACTGTAGGCAATGCCGCGATTGCGTTCAATAGCCAACCGCCGATTTGTCTGCGTCCTGTCGTAGAGCGCAATCTCTTCGTCTGCTTGACGCCGCCCTATAGTAATTTTATTGCAGACAATAGCGCGTCCTCTGATCTCACGTCATTAAACATTGCGATTCCTGGGCGCACCACAGCAAAAAACGTCGTGATGACGACAGGAATCGTGGCCGATGCTCCAGAAACCACCTACCTCACGACGACAGCCCAGATTGGCTTCACGACCCCAAACGTGATTCAGCTGCACGATGATGTCGATCCGGCAACGGTGCTCGCCGGATTAACGCTCGCCGGTGCGAGCCCCTATAAAGCCGGCTCGGCGTATGAAGCTGCCGTCATTCCCGCAACACCGACTGCTCCGACATTAGGCGCTGTTGTCGGAGGCGGGACATTTGCGGCGGGGACATATTTTTACAAAGTCACCGCCGTATCTCCCGCGGGCGAATCGCTCGCATCTCCAGAAGCGTCGGTCGTCGTCGCGTTGAATGGGTCCGTGACCGTGTCATGGGGGGCTGTCCCAACAGCCACATGCTATCGCGTCTATCGTGGGACGGCGTCAAATCAACAGACGGGTAGCTATGTCGTGACGTCAGGGGTGACGTATACGGATACCAATACCTCTGCGTCTGGAACATGGTGTCCAGGGACTCCGACCGCAAATCTGAGCGGGACCGATGGTGGTGATATTGGAGCGGATATCGCGCTCATCATAGCCGCCATTGCTGGCGCGTGGCGTCCTGGCGAAATCACCGTAGTCCTGAGCACCGTCCGTCGGCGCAGGCGGCGCCGGTGAGCGCTGGTCCCCTCACCCTCTCTGGAGTCGTATGACGCAACCCGTGGCATTCACCGGCACGATCAACACGGCCGACCAGTGGCCCCTCCCGACGGTCGGCACGTACGGCGGCGCCTACTGTATTCAGTTCGAATCGGCCGGATTTGCCGGGACAGGGATTGTCCTCAAAGCCCGGTCCCGGAACAGTCCCACCTCGTTCTCGTGGCAGCCAATCCCCTACACACGGCTCAACGTGACTGGGGCGGCCTCGGACGCCACGATCGCCTCTGCGCCAATTGCCACGAGCGGTATTATTCATGTGATCACGGCGGACGGGATGGAGTTGATGCTCGACTCAAGCGCTGGCGGGTGGTCGGGCGGCGCGATGGCCTACGCGGCCACCCCGGCTCCGGCGAGATAGTTCATGGCGTCCGTCACGGACATCTGGAACATGGCCATCGGCCAGCTTGCGGTCGGTGACGAGATCGGCAACTCCGATACCGTCACATCGAAGGAGGCCGCGGCCTGTCGTCGGTATTGGGAGCTCGTTCGCGACCAGACGCTCCGCGACTTCCCGTGGCCGCGCTTGCGCGTGTCGGTGACGCTCGCGCTCATCACGGACTTCACCGTGCTCACCGCGCGCGAGTGGAACTATTCGTATCGGATGCCGACCGACTGCATTCGTATC